GTTTTTGTTCTGGATACTATAACACCACCGGCAACGGCAATAATTTCTTCGGCATCAATGCTGGATATTCTAACACCACCGGCAGTTACAATAATTTCGTTGGGTTCGATGCTGGATATTCTAACACCGCCGGCATCGGCAATAATTTCTTCGGTTCCTCTGCTGGCCGTTCTAACACCACCGGCAACGGCAATAATTTCTTCGGTATCTTAGCTGGAAGTAATAACTCCACCGGCAGTTTAAATAATTTCTTCGGTTCCTTAGCTGGAAATAATAACACCACCGGCAACGGCAATAATTTCTTCGGCTGTGAAGCTGGGCGTTATAACTCCACCGGCGGTTACAATAATTTCTTCGGTATCTTAGCTGGAAATAATAACACCACTGGCAGTTTCAATAATTTCTTCGGCATCAATGCTGGACGCTATAACACCACCGGCAGTAACAATAATTTCTTCGGTCGATGTGCCGGTTTTGCAGTTGAAACCGGCAGTTGTAACCTAATAATAGGTAGTATATCTGGCTCAGCCGGCCTTTGTAGCACAGTTATATTGGCTGCTGGTTCAACAGAAAGATTACGGGTTGATAATACCGGTTTATCTATTAATGGTAGTCCGTTCAGTGGCGGTGCTCAAGGTATTCAAGGACCGCAAGGTTTCCAAGGAAGTCAAGGTTTCCAAGGAAGTCAAGGTTTCCAAGGACCTCAAGGATTTACTGGAAGTCAAGGTATACAAGGTCGTCAAGGTTTCCAAGGCGCTCAAGGTATGGGTGGAGCACCAACGGGACCACAAGGTTTTCAGGGTGCAACCGGTGCAACCGGTCCTACAGGGTTAACTGGCGGAGTTTCTCAAATAATAGCAGGATCGAACATTACTATTAATCCAGTTTTTGGAACAGGAACAGTAACAATTAGTTCGGTTGGATCATCCATAGAAACTGTATTGTTTACAACAACAAATACCACGTTAAATGATCCTTTTACAAGTGTGATTGCTTCTGGAACTTTTAATATTTTTTTACCATCTGCAAGCATATCCGGTAAAAATTTTATGATTTTCAACGATAATACTGGGTCAATAACAGTAATCCCTCAGTCAGGTCAAAACATCAATGGATATATAAATATGACTATAACACAGATACGTTCTGTTATGGGAGTGATGTCCGACGGAGCAAACTGGAAGATTTTTTAATAATATGAGAGCGAAAGAATTTGATAATCCCAAAGATACATTTATTGAAATGTTTCGCAAATTCTTGCCTATTGCCATGGAAATCATTGGTCTACCGTCATTACCTAAAATAGTTTTTGAAAAAGAAATTTATAGTCCAAGTCAACCAACATTTGGTCAATATATAAACAATGAACATATTTTGTATGTAGGATTGTCTAACCGTCATCCTAATGATATATTAAGAACAGTAGCACATGAGTTAGTTCATTATAAGCAAGACTTATTAGATCAATTAAATGATATGAGTGGTGCAACTGGAAGTCCTGAAGAAAATCAAGCAAATGCTGTTGCTGGTATGGTGATGAGAAATTTCAATAAACGATATCCAGAGTATCTAAAAACAAAACCTATTATAGCGGAAGGTTTAAATGAAATTGATTATGCCGATGCCTTGGATAGCGGTGCTATTTCTCCCGATAATATCATGAAATTAGGAAAAGTAATCGGAAATATCGAAGGCAATGATGTTGTTATGATAGCCAAAGGTAATCAAACAGTGTATATATTAAAAGTCAACAATCAGGCAACTGCTTTTGTTGGTTTCGAGAGCAAAAATTTAAAAAACATAAAAAACTTCACTCAAACAACTGGAGTAGTAAGAGCATTAATTGGGTATTTGGTGCATAAACAAAATATGAAAATTGTAATCTCACCTAACGAACCCTTAACACATGATGGACTAACATGGTTAATTAATTTGATTAAGAATCCTCGTGGACTTATAATTAAAAATCAGGCTGGAAAAGATGTTGATCTAACACAACTTAAAAATGAGTGGCAAACGGCAAAAAAAACAGGAATTCCAGGTACAACAGGGATTACTATATCTGAAAGCATTCGATTTGGTAACAAAATTCGCAAAAATGAAGAAAGACGCAATTCTGACTCTTTGTTAATGCCATTTAATTTTTATTCTATCGAATCTAATCGATTAGATTTTAAACATGAAGGCAAGAAGAGTGTGGCAGAAGACTTATCAACTGAAGGTATGAAATATGTTCTCGTTGATTATCGTGGAAATTATTATAAAGGCATAGATAAATTTTATAGAAATCTTTCTACTAGAGATCTAGCTGAAGCCGAAAAATTTAATTCAGCACGTGACGCTAAAGATATAGCATTATGGACTAGAAATAGATTTAAGGTAATACCTTGGTCGGATCATCAGAGGATGGCGGTTGCAATAGATATGGCAAATAAAATTGATGCATTGACGGAAAACTTTGCAGATGGTCGAAACCCGCAAGACAAAGGCGACAGTGCTAGACACGGTATACGTAAAGGTATGACAATTGCACAGTTAAAGAAAATAAGATCTAGTGATAGTGCAAGCCCGCGCAAAAAACAATTAGCGCACTGGCAAATCAATATGAGGAAAGGACGTAAGAAATGAATTACAATGAAATGAGATCAATTGCTAAAGACGGAGACATATTATTTTTTCACGTTGATAAAAGACATTTTTTATCCAAATTAGTTTCTTGGTTTACAAAAAGCCAATATACACATGTAGGATTTGTTTTTTGGTTTAAAAATAGATTGATGTTAGTAGATTCCGGAATTAAAGGTGGTCCGAGAATTATATTAGCATCAAAATATTATGACAATACATTTGATTTAGTGTCTGCTCCTAAAATTTGGTCAGACATCGAAGAACGAGCATTGGCTAGATCTGGAACAGCACATTATGGTTGGTTTAGTGCAGCATATATAGGTATTAGAGAATTTATGTTTACACATTTTCATATACAATTGCCAATGGATAAAAACAATAGAAATAAAGCATGTTCTGAATTTGTTGCCGAAATATTAAATCTAGAGGATGTTGATATTAGCCCAGGAATGTTATATAAAAAATTAAGTCAATAAAAAACCCTAGTTTCCTAGGGTTTTTATTTTAGTAATTTAATTTTTTGGCTACGCCTATTATAATAATTATTTTTTTATATATTAACGTTTTGCACCAGCATTAACGAAATCGTACATTTTTTGAGCAGTTTCGAGAACTTTGTCTAGTCCTGGAAACTCTGGCATATTAACCTTGTTAACAATCTGACCAGTACTTGAATCACGTTCAGCACTCAATTCCCAACCGTGAAACTTCATACTGTATTCGCTGTGGACAAGATCCTTGGCCATACTCAAGATGTCTGTACGTATTTCGTATCCTGTTTTATTAAACTTAACTTCTGGTAGTTTTGGCATTTCAAAATTTGACATAATTTTTCTCCCTTGTGTATGTATGTCTGTTGTACTGCATTACAGTGTAGTTATTTATTATATAGACAAGTTAATGCCTTTACAAGTAAATCTGATAAATTAAAATCTACAATATTATTCAATCAATAGTATAAATTTTCAAATAACCCATCAGTAATAACGTGCCATAATTAGTACATTCCTCTAATATGATTTTTACGACGATATTCGTGCATTTCTTCAGACCAATCTATCAGCATATCCCAAAACTTTTTAATTAACGCCATAGTACACCTCCTGAGTTATGTTGTTGATACTGTTGTGTTAATCTTTCTACATCGGCTTCGTTTTGAGGATAGCGTGATGAGATATATGATTCTAATTCTTGACCGTATGTTCGGTCTGAAAATATCTTTTTTAATACTGCGACCAATTGAGTCATTTCAAACATTGTGTGTTTCCTTTCTGTGTCTAGTTAAAAACTAATGGTTTTCACTAGTATACTATTTATTGTGCAACCGCACAATGTATATTTTATTCAAATAATGTTTTATAATTTATGTTATGATAAATATCAAAAAAGGATAACACTTTGAAAAAATCTACTCGTAGTTTGCTTGAAGAATTAAACAAGGTTCATCACAAAAAATCCAATGAAGATTTAGTAGAGAGCCGAGCGTCGCACGTTATAGCCAGTGCCATTAATTTATTGAATTTAATAAAAGAAACATATAGCCCTGACCAAGCATATGAATTAGAACGACGATTACTCAACAGTATAAAAGGCAGTGATCCTAATAAATTTGTACGAGGTATAAGAAAATTACGTGATAATAAAGAACTATCGAACAGTTTAAAAGTTATCAATGGTGATTTAAAAGATGATTGATATCACCGAATATTTTTTGAAATTGGATAAATAAAATTACTATGAAGATGAAAATATCTTCTAATAATTAAGGAGAAATATAATGGCTGATATAAGAAGAGTTAATGGTGGAGTAGGTATCGAGGGTGTATTAAACGGAGTTACTGGCGCACAATCTGGTGCATCAGTTAGATTCCTCAGAGTCACTGTTCGTAACGCAAGTAACACAGTACAAGATCTACGTCCTGAAATGGCTAGTGGTGTTAACGGTGGTCTAGGTGGAGTTGTTGAGACAATTCTAAGAGCTGCTCCTAGTGGAATTTTGGCGTACTTTGTACCCAATGATAGCAGTGGTATAATCAACATTGTTGTTGACGCACATGCCGCATTTGATGCCACAACTGGATCTACCACTCAACCTGGTTTCCAAGAAATGGTTCGTGCGCTAGGAGCCAACGTTCCTACAGTAGCTGGCCCTCCTATGGATGTAACAGGTTCATTGGTTGCCGCAGGTACTGGCTTCACTATATCTTAATTTAATTAAGTTGTGTAAAACAGTAAGGGGTAATTTATTACCCCTTATCTTTTGGCCATATAAATACTTAAAATATATAGGTATATTATGGAATACATTCAAATTAAAACATTAGTAGATGTAACTAAAACTGATGTCAGACGACCGAATCAAGGTAATATATTAGAGTTCTCGCAAAATAAAAATTTTACAACAATGTTACAATGTTTAGAAATTAAATCTATTGTAAATTTTAATGTATATCCTACAATTGAAAAAGTCGATATTAAAAATTTAGGTTTTGGAACAATATATAAAGGAAAACATTCGATCTGGACATTTAGGTTTACGCCTGACCGACCATTAGTATATCAAGATGATACAAGTGAAATTGGGTTATTGATTGATGACATTCATCAAGTGCCTATAATCAAAAACCTAACCGAAACGATAAATATTGATACAGCCATATTTGACTTAAAGAGTGAGCAATATAAGAATACCATTGTTGAGATATATTAAACATGAGAGCTAATGAATTTATTAACCCTAATTTACTGTTGGAACTAGCCCCAGTTATTACTGCTTTAGGATCAGCATTAGCTCGTGGGGCTGCACAATCTGCAATACAAACAGCAACTCAACCTGGAAATACAATAGTATCTACATCAGGAAATATTCAACCAATTAAATCTGGATCTACTCCTACACAAACGACATCAACTGCACAAACATCGACATTGCAACCAAATCAATTAAGACAATTAAAAGGAAAGTCGATACCAACAGATCTAGGTCAAACAAAAGTAGGTAACATTAATCAACAGGGGTTAGAATTAACAGTTGATCCTAATAGTAGATTAGGAAAAATAGTTGGCAATAAAGTAACATTGCCTTTAAAATAATGAAACTCATTGAACTAATTTCTAATATCTCAGTATATTTGACTAACGAAGAAAAAAAATTCGTAAATAAGTATTCCTCATCAGTTAAACTATCAACCTTAGATGAACACAATCATTGGCTTGCTCAGAATTTAGTTCGCAAAGGTGTGTACGATATAAGTAACGATTGTAACACCATTACAAAATGCAAATAAATTCTACTCTATTTAAAAAGGTAATGAACCTTTCAAAACATGTTGATAATCAATTCTATAAAAAAGGTATGGCTATACCATCAAGGAATAATGATGGTTCGATTAAACTTGGAACTTACACCATAGTAAAAAACAATGGGTTATTTTCAATCAAGGATTATTCAGATCAAACAATTATCAAACAAATAAACCTACCACATACTGCAATTTTATTGGCAAATGGTTTAGCGTTGGGTAAGTTTATAGACAATCAATTAGTAGATAATGATAAAAGATATGGATTTGCTGTATTTGAAGAACAAAAATATGGTACGGAGTCGAGACATCGCTCGGTAGATAAATTAGTTTTATTTGAATCTAAACTTACAGATGCAAGAATAAAAAAAGATAGGTATAAAAGATACATTTTAGACAAATTTGAAAAGTTCGTAAAAATGTATAAATAAACTAAAATACTTTTTGGAAAGAATTATGAAAACCAGTGATTTTACAGTTCGATTAACCAGTTCTCAATTAAAAGAAAACATCAACAAGCAGTTTGGTGTTAAGATTAATCTTGAGCGTTATGAAAGAGACCAATTGGAAGACATGCGTAACAAATTACGTACTCGTATCTTTCAACATGAAGGATCAGCCGGTATTAATGATTTATTAACAAACGAAACTTACCAAAAAGACAAAGCAATGTTAGAATTGCTCAACACAAGGATTAAAGAAATGCTCGGCGAAAACATCAAAAAACTTAAAGAACAATTAACTGAGTTAACTGAAGCTAAAAAAGGTGTACGTAGACCAAAGTTTACGAAAAAAACCAAAAAGTCGCGTGGATCAATGTCTGCCAAAGACTATGATGGTGATGGAAAAATTGAATCCCCTAAAGATGAAGTTTGGGGTAGTAGAGCCAAAGCAGCGAAGAAGTCAGGTAAGCCATTTAAAGAAGCAGCGAAAGATAAATCGTGTCCGAAGTGTGGTGAGTCAGTTCACGAAGGAAGTTGTTCTACCGAAGTAGTAGCAGAGAAGGCAGTAAGTAAATCTCAACAAAAATTTATGGGAATGGTTCACGCTACCAAGAAAGGCAAAAAGCCAGCTAGTAGAGAAGTAGCCAAAGCAGCCAAAGGAATGAGTGCAAAAGATGCCGAAGATTTTGCAGCTACTAAACATAAAGGTTTACCCGAAAAGAAAAAGAAAATGAAAGAATCTTTATTAACTTATCGTAAAAATGTAAACATAGTAAATGAAAATTTACAACGGTTAATCAATGAAGACGAGGAAGAAAAGGCACAGGTAATTACCTCAGCGGGTGACATGGCCAATGATTTTACCAATTGGATGCAACGTGTAGGACAATATCAAACTAAGGTTATGATTGAATTAAGCGATGAAATTCGTCACAACTTTGGAATGGCAGAATCAGAGGCTTTTAAACAAGCAATTGGTCCGGCATTAGCAGCTACATTAGAAACTTTAACAACACAGCGTGAAGTTATAAGCAATGCAGTTGCTACATTGGCAGGCGGAGAACCAATGCCTCCAATGGGTAGCGAACCTGGAATGAACTCAGGAATGGATATGAATCCCGAACCTAGTCCGGAATTATCGTCTCCTGATATGATGAACGAACCTGGGGATGAATTTTCTGCGAGCGATGCCGCAGCTGGTGTAGGAACTCCAGGACGTGAAATGCGCGAAAGTTCTTTTCATAGCAGACTTGCAGAATCACATAGCATCATTAGCAAACTTGCAAAATGAAATTATTCGAAATGTTTGATTCGGGAGGCCTGTTACTCTCTTTAAGAAATTATAGAGATCAGGCCAATACTCATCAAAATTCATTATCGGTAAAGTTTGATGCATTTAAAAGAGAATTTAATCTTGATGATTATGGTTTAAGTGATCCTGAGAGTTTCAAACAATGGGTAGAAAAAACTGACGGTGCAGAATCTGTTATAGATACAGTCGGTATACAAGATATCAACGATCCAAACCCTACTGTGTTATTTAAAACAACTGTACCAAGTGAAGTACCCGATCAACCCGAATCTAATCCACAATCTCCCACAGTAGCAAAGATGGCGAGTAGAGCGGCTAAACAAGCATTAGGAAAAAAACCATAATATAAGTTGACATTGTATTATATGTAATAATATAATCAATATTATGAATTACACTCCTCCTGTCTTTATTGAAAAAATTCAATATAAAAACTGTCAACAAATAACCGATCCCAAAACTGGTAAACGAGTTTATAAAACTCCTGATGGCGAAAGTCTCCCAAGTGTCACAACTATATTAAGTGGCACTAAGGACATGACCGCACTAAATGAATGGCGTAAACGCATTGGTCCAGAGAAAGCAGATCAAATTACTAAAGAAGCAGCAGGTGTAGGGACCGGCCTTCATGCTAATTTAGAAAGATTTTTAATAGGCGAAAAACGACAACCGGGTAATAATCCTGTTCATATTAAAGCTAATGCTATGGCCGATGTTATTATTGAAAATGGTTTAAAATACGTTGACGAAGTTTGGGCAATGGAACAGTCACTTTATTTCCCGGGACTCTATAGTGGAACAACGGATTTGGTATGTGTATATAAAGGTAACCCCTGCATTGCTGATTATAAGCAAACAAATCGTTTAAAAAAACCCGAATACGTTGAAGATTATTATCTCCAATTAACCGCTTATATAATGTCTCATAACGAAGTATATGGTACAGACATACGTGAAGGGCACATTTTTATGGTGACTCGTGGAGATGATCCAATGAAACCCGGCGGAGAAATATATCAGCAATTTGATCTGTGGCCAAACGATTTTAACAAATATCAAGAAATGTGGTTAGAAAGAGTTGAAAAGTTTTACACCACAGGACTTCGGGGACTTAAACCCTTACTAATTGGATAAATATTCCATATTGAGGAATATTAAAGATGTCGATTATTGAAATAGGCCGAATTCAGATACGTAGAGGTCAAGAAGGGCAAAACGGTGTACCCCAATTAGAACCCGGTGAACTCGGTTGGGCACAAGATACCGAACATTTATATATTGGTAAAAGAATCAGTGAAGGTGCATCTGACGATAATAATACTAGAATCTTAACAGAAAATGATATCAATAATATATTTTCATTGTTGAATATTACCAGTACTGCTACAGTAACTAGTTCTTACAAATATAGATCAGAAACTTCTTATATTTCAAGTGCAACCATTGCTAGATTTTTACAAAGAAAATTAGACGAATCGGTAAGTTTAGAAGACTTTGGAGTAGTTCCTAGTTTTACTGCCACGGATATATCATCTCAATTCCAATTAGCAGTTAATACCTTATATTATAATTCTACATGGACCTCATATGCAAGACAAGATTCTAGAAGAGAATTAATCATTCCTCCTGGTAATTACTTTATAACTAGTGCAATAAGGTTACCTCCATATGCAACATTGATAGGTCAAGGACCTGAATTAACAAAGTTAACATTAGCTAGTTCGACTACTAATATTTTTAAGACAATTGATGCTGATGGTAATACGTATGAATCCGGATTGATGCAATCAGGTATTAAGCGAGCTAGAGCCGTATCTATTAAGAATCTTACATTAGAATACTCTCCTTCGCACATATCGAACAATCCACTAGTTGCCGTAGATAACGTATTAGATTTTTCTATTGAAAATTGTATATTAAGAACAGCATTTACAGCAACTTCTACATCTACCTATGGTTTAGTAAATGCAGGAATAGGTGTCGGTATCAGAGGAACCGGCGGCGGTTTAGGTTCAGGCGATACTAATCTGTGTGAAAATGTTCGTATTAATAATTGTCGCTTAGATGGTTTAAATATCGGAGTTAGAGGCACCGGAACGGTAGTTCGCCCAACTGTTACTGAAAGTGTTTTCAGTAACTTACAAAGAGGAGTTGAGTTTTATACAACTAATCTTTTACCTGGCCCAAGTAATGGTATTATCAAAGATAACAGATTTGAAAACATAGTTAGAGAATCGATATTTGTCGGAGAGAACCCTGCACAATATCGTACTAATCATATATCCGAAAATAACTTTTTTATTCAAGCAGGAAATGGAACAGGTTTAGATGATCGTATCACAACATCATCGAATTCAACTGCAATTATTAAGTTCAATTCGCAAGGAAATAAGTCTATAAATGATTATTTCCACAGGCGTACAGTTGGTAATCAATCGTCGAGCACGTTTTATTACGCACCTTTGGTACAAGGATATGCTTTAGTAAATAGTGTAGAATTAACAACCTCAACTATTATTGCTACCAATGAGACTATAGTTACAAAAATTCCATTAACGGGTGCCGATCAATATGTTACTATAAAATATCAATTGTTTAATTCCAATCATTCTAGAAAAGGAGAATTGGAATTGAATATAGCATCCGACGGATATCCTATGCTAACCGATAATTATACATTTACCGAAACAGTTCCCACATCTCCAACTTACTTTGAAATAGATGATACATATGTTTCTACTAAGAATTACTTAGGGCTGAAATGTATAAATGCATCTACTCAATTATTAATGGTTTATAGTATAGACACAATGGTGTAAATATGTTCAATCAGGATGTAGATCAAAGATTATCTCTTTGGTATAAGCATAGGCTTTCCTTAAATAATGATTCAAAACCGTTCGAATCGGTTATAAATTTCTGGAAATCTGCTCCATTTATTGCATTTAATCACAAAATTGATAGGTATAATTCATCTATTTGGCCCACACCGTGGGAAATAATTGTTTATAACAAATATGATGATTTTACCAAAGCATTAATGATTGGATGGACATTAAAACTCGGTGAAAAATATAAAAATTCTACCATTGTACTTAAGGTATTAGTAGACATTTCTACTAAATTAACCTATAATGTAATAGTTGTTGATGATATTTGGATTCTGAATTTTTCAGAATCTTCGATTATTACAGCAGAAGATTTGCCGGAAACTATCTTTATTGAATTTCTTATGAACTTAAATGATATAGGTAAATAACTTCCTTGGCAAATAAAAAGGTAAAGAATGATAACAATAGTTAAGCGTAACGGAAAACGAGTTCCTTTAGATATTTCAAAAATTCAAAGACAAGTAGCTAATTGTTGCAAGGGCATTGAAAATGTTAGTCCTAGCATGATAGAAATTAAAGCTCAATTGGAACTCCATGATGGAATTACTACGAAAACCATTGATGAACTTTTATTAAAAGCAATGGTAAATCTAATAGATGAATCTGAAAATTCCGAAATTAATAACGTAAATTACCAATATGTGGCTGGTAGACAAAAAGTCAGTATGCTTAGAAAAGAAGTATATGGCGATTATAATCCTAAACCATTATACGAAATAGTTAAGAAAAATGTTGAACAAGGAATGTATACTGCCGAACTACTCAAATGGTATACTAAAGAAGAATGGGATATTATTGATTTGTTTATTGATCACAATAAAGATGAAAATTATACATATGCGGCTATTGCTCAACTCGCTGAAAAATATTTGGTACAAAATCGTGCAACAGGAAAGATATTCGAAACGCCACAAGTACGGTATGCTATCGCTGCGGCAACTGTATTCCACGCAGAACCAAAAGAAAAAAGATTAAAGTATGTCAAAGAATATTATGAATCGGCTAGTGATGGGCATTTCACATTGGCTACACCTGTGTTGGCTGGCCTTGGCACTACTACTCGTCAGTTTTCTAGTTGTGTTCTTATTACTTCGGATGATACTCTCGACAGTATATTCGCTAGTGGTGAAATGATGGCAAAATATGCTAGCAAACGTGCTGGCATAGGGCTTGAAATTGGACGCATTAGACCAGTCGGTGCACCAATTCGTAACGGAGAAATTCAACATACAGGTTTAATTCCTTTTTTGAAAAAATGGTATGGAGATCTACGCTCCTGCTCTCAAGGTGGAATTCGTAACGCTAGTTGCACAGTATATCTGCCAATTTGGCATTATCAGTTCGAAGACTTTATTCGTCTTAAAAATAATCAAGGTACTGACGAAACTCGAGTAAGACAATTAGATTATGGAGTTGTAGTCAATAAACTATTTTGGCGTAGATATAAAAACAGTGAACCTATAACTCTTTTTGATCCTCACGAAGTACCCGACCTCTACGAGGCATATTATAGAAATGTTGAACTATTTGAAGAATTGTATATAAAATACGAAAACGATAACACCAAGAAAAAGAAAATAGTCTCGGCAGATGATCTATTTAAAAATGGCTTTCTCAAAGAAAGAACTGATACTGGGCGTATATACATAGTAAACATTGATAATGTTATTAAACAAGGACCGTTCGATACTGAATTAGATCCGATATACATGTCGAATCTCTGTGCAGAAATTTTACTGCCAAATAGACCATTTCAACGAATCGAAGACGAAAACGGCAGAATCGCTTTATGCACCTTAGGAAGTCAAAATTGGGGGTCATTCCGCAATCCTCAAGACATGAGAAAGAGTTGCAGATTATTAGTTCGTTCATTAAGCAATTTATTGAGCTATCAAGATTTCTTATCAATTCAAAGTAAACTGGCAAATCAAGAATTTGAGCCACTTGGAATAGGTGTTACTAATTTAGCATATTGGCATGCTAAACGTGGATTAAAATACGGAACACCCGAAGCATTGGCCGAAGTAAAAAAATGGATGGAACATCAGTCATATTACCTATCTGAAGCCAGTGTTGAATTGGCTGAAGAACGTGGAAGTTGTGAACGTAGTAAACATACATGGTATGGACGCGGTGTGTTTCCTTGGGAACGAAGATCCGAAGGCGTGAATGAATTAACAGATTTTTCACCATGTTTAGATTGGGAACCTCTACGACAAAAAATGATTAGATATGGCATAAGAAACGCCACCTTAATGGCCATTGCCCCTGTTGAAAGTTCTAGTGTTGTGCTAAACTCTACAAACGGGATTGAAATGCCTATGGAATTAATAAGTGTGAAAGAAAGTAAGGCAGGTAGTTTTGTACAAGTTGTGCCCGAATACAAACGTCTGAAAAACCGTTATCAACTAATGTGGGATCAGCCCGACTGCATTGGATATTTAAAAACGTCGGCAGTTATGGCAGCATATGTAGATCAAAGCATAAGTACAAATACTTTCTATTCACCTAAACATTTTAAAGATGGAAAAATACCAGGAACACTAATTGCAAAGAATTTGATGTTGGCATATAAATGGGGCATCAAAACGATTTATTATAGCCTAATCTCCAAAACTGACGCTAAACACATATTAACAACCACTCAAAATACATTAGTATCTGAACCAGTAGTGATACACGAAGATGAAGAGGAAGATTGTATTGCATGTAAGCTGTAAATTGTGAGTTTCCTGTAAACTATGATAAATAGTTTACGGAGACTATTATGAATTATCAACAAATATACGACAATATAATAAAACGAGGACAACACAGAGTGTTAACGGAATATACAGAAAGTCATCATATCTTACCTAGATGCCTCGGGGGAACAGATGAATTACATAATCTTGTTGAATTGACACCAGAAGAACATTATACTTGTCATCAGTTATTGGTTAAAATATATCCGAATAATACTAAGTTATTGAACGCCGCCCTGTTTATGACTGCTAATGGAATGGGAAGAAGAAGTAATAAAGTATACGGATGGTTAAAAAGAAGATACAGTGAATACATGAAGGGTCCAAATAATCCAACTAAGTTAAATGGAACATGGAATAAAGGTGTAACTGGTTATAAAAATAAAGTTAATTTTTCAAAAGAGTTTTTGGATTCAGTTTCAGAAAGAATGAAAGAAAAAAATCCCTGCGCTGGAGTTAAGCCATGGAATCATCCCAGAGCAACTACATATACTAAAGGTGTCTGGGCAAAGGCAAATGAAATAAAAGTAATTTGGGAAGAAAATAATAAACCATCATATTGTAAACTATATTCGTTGGTTAACGGCAAAGCAGTTGGCAAAGATTGGGAAGCAATAGGCCCGTATATGAATTTAGTAAAATATTTTAGGAATGGTTGGATCCCTACACAAGACACAGAATGGAATAATATAAATGTCAAAACACCAATATAACTTAACTACACAGACAGATTACTTGAATCGTAAGATGTTTTTGGACCCTGTCGGTCCTGCTACTGTTCAGCGAGGATTCATATGAAAGTTGTAAACTTTAAAGGAAATATATGAACGGTTATTGGTGTTATCATAAAAACAGATGGAATCCGGAATATTGTAAAGATATTTTAAATAGAGTTGATTTGACGGCATACTTAATTGGAACCGTGGGAAACGGGAAGGTAGATCCCTCAATCCGCCGAAGTAAAGTACAATTTATCCAGGCCACAGATACAAATTTTAAAGATGTCTTTTCCGATATTTGGGCAATGGCTTTAGAAGCTAATTTGAAATTTTTTAATTTTCATATTTCAAAATTAGACTTTATTCAAATAACTAAATATGATGCAAATGATCTTAGTGAATACAAAAGTCATAAAGATGTTTTCTGGTTGAATGACGACCCAATTTATCATCGTAAATTAAGTTGTTCAATTCAACTATCTGATCCCAATGATTACGACGGCGGAGATTTTAAAATTTTAAACATCGATACAGCTGAACCAACACCCGAGGATGTTCGTTCACAAGGAACCGCAATATTTTTTCCTTCGTTTATTGATCATCAAGTAACACCGATTACTAGAGGCACAAGATACAGCATTGTTGGTTGGTTTGAAGGACCTAAATGGAGATAATTAAATGAGCAAAGCGCAATATGATTTAGCAGCTAGACCAAACTATTTAAAACGTAAGATGTTTTTAGATCCCGAAGGTCCAGTAACCGTACAGAGGTTTGAGGAGGTCAAATATCAAAAATTACAAAACTTTGAAACTTTGGCCAGAGGATTCTTTTGGGTCCCTGAAGAAATATCATTGACTAAAGATAAAATAGATCATAGAGATGTCAATGATGCTATTAAACATATCTTTACAAGTAATCTTTTGAGACAAACAGCACTAGATAGTATTCAAGGTAGAGCACCTAGTCAAATATTTGGTCCGGTTTGTAGTATTCCGGAATTAGAAGCATTGATATTAACATGGGGATTCTTTGAAACATCGATTCATTCAAAGAGTTATAGTCACATTATAAGAAATGTGTACGGAGTACCTAAAGATGAGTTTAATAAAATTCACGAAACAAATGAAATTATCAGCATGGCTGCTAATATAGGTCGGTATTACGAGCAACTACATATCCTCAATTGTCGTAAAGAATTAGGCGAAGATATTTCAGTATACGATCATAAACGAGCAATTTGGCTAGCATTACATGCATCGTATGCACTCGAGGCATTGAGATTCATGGTGTCCTTTGCTACTTCTCTTGCTATGGTAGAGAATAAGATTTATATTGGAAATGGTAATATCATTAGTTTAATATTGCAAGATGAAATTTTACATGCAGAATGGACCGCTTGGATTATCAATAACGTATTGAAAGAAGATACTGATTTTGTAAAAATACAAGACGAATGTAAAGATGAAGTGTATAGTATGTATTTAGAAGTTATTAACGAAGAAAAAGCCTGGGCAGACTATTTGTTTAAGAAAGGTGTTGTAATTGGATTGAACGCCAACATATTGAAAGATTTTGTTGATTTTACAGCATTTACCAAATTGAAAGAAATAAATATCAAATATTTAGAGGATCACCCAAAAACTACGCCTATACCTTGGTTCAATAAACACACTAATATCTCTAGGAAGCAAACGGCTTTGCAAGAAAGCGAATCAACTAATTATATCATCGGAGTTATGAGTAGTGATATTGATTTAGAAAATTTACCCGATTTGTAATCTATTTTTACTTTCTTTAGATCGAACAGTGACAAAAATCCAATCTGATATAGGAATGTTATTTTTTAACATTTGTAATTTATATTGATGATACTCTTCTGTAGGTATTCTTTTAGTAGTTCCATCTTTATAAATTACTCCGATTGATCCTTTATTAAGTTTTCCCGAAATTGCTCCTCCAATTTTCCCGCCAATTGTTCCGGCCTTAGCGGCATGACCTAGTTGAAATCCTAATTTATTATTTTCTTTTTGTTTTGTACTAGTATTTTTAGATCGTGCCGATCGTTCTTCCGAAGTAATCCAATATTGATTTTGAAAAGGATGTTTACCTTGTATTGATAAATTAATATTGCGTTGTTTTGCGTTGGCACCAAAAATTACAGAATATTGTTTTTGACGATCAGAGCGAAGGGCACCACTAGAACCTTCTCCTCCATATGTACGATTATGTAAGATGCCTGTTTTTAAGTCTTTGCGCCCATACCAGTTAATATATCGACGTTCAAGTGCAAATGCACCGATTTCTGTAAGATTTTTTTCTAAAAATACAATACGACATTTATCTCTTGGAGTATGTACTCCTTTTCTATTTATTCGATGTTGTACAAAGGCTCGATTACCAAAACCTTTTCCGATATAATAAGGGGTGCCATCTTTTCTTAAATAGGCATAAACATAAAAGTGTAAATACATTGCTGATGCTCCTTGAAAGCGTTAGAGTAGTTGGATATTTCCAGTATCGCGAACTACACTAATATTTATATTGACTTTAATATTTTTAATATATAAAGTATATGATAAGTAATTGGTGTAACAACATCGGAAGTTGACCTTAACGAACTTCCGGCTATATAAGGAGATATAAAATGGCAAAGATACAAACAGAAACATTAGTAATCAAAATAAGTCGAATAATGAAAGATTCGGAAGATACCGCTGAATCAGTTATATCAGAAGAATTGTTAAATTCTATCGAGGCAGTCGCCGAAGAACTATTACCTAATGGTGTTATTGTAGAGTTAGGAGTAGAATAATATGAAAAATGTAATTTTGTGGTCTCGTTATTATTGCCCATATTGTGACCAAGCCAAATCTCTTTTACAACTAAACGGAATTAAATTCGAGGAACGTAAAATTGGAGACGGATGGACCAAAGAAGACTTACTTGAAAATATTCCTACTGCTAGATCTGTACCACAAATTTTAGTCAATGGCAATTTGGTTGGTGGGTATAATGAATTGAAAAAGTACTTAGGAGAAAATCATGAGTAAAAATATTCTTGACACTATTACATTAGATAATGTAATGTATGATACTATGTCACCTAACTTAGATCCCTTACTAACAAAAGTATCTCTTACCAGTAATACTTTAAACGCCACGACTTTAAACACCACAGGAATGAATAATGGTAACCTTACTAGTGGAGGGACGTCATACACTTTTCCTACTTACACTTATCCTAATGTAACTATTAACGCAGCAGATGTTTCTAATTATAAAGATTTGATTGTTGATGGTAAAAGTCTCAAAACATTTATGGAAAAAATTGAAGAAAGACTGTTGATTTTACAACCTGATCCTAAGAAATTAGAAAAACATGCTGCACTAAAAAAAGCATACGATCATTATAAGTTAATGGAAAAGTTGTTAGGTGAAGAATAAATTAAGAAAGAAATAATAAATGTTAATTAATAAAGGTTTCTCCTCAGGAGATGTAGTTAGTATCAAAATAGTAAACGGCGATGAATTAATTGCTAGATTTGAATCTGAGACAACCGAAGATATTACAATAGCAAAGCCATTGGCTCTTACAATGGGTCCACAGGGTCTTGGAATGATTCCGTGGATGTTTCTTGCAGAAAAAGATAACATCACCTTAAAAAAGAATCATATATTTGCAATGGGAATCAGTAAGAAAGATGCTGCTGATCAATATATGCAAGGAACTACTGGCATTGCTTTACGTTAAATAAAAGGATTTTAAATGCCATTCGTAAAAGGTCCAAATGTACACGGTGTAACTCACGTTGCAGATGTATATAATAGTCCTAATGTATTTGCTAATTTTGTGCCTATTGCACTGTGGAATGATCCGCAAGGTACTGAAGCAGCAATTGCAAGTGCAATTGCTAGTCCAACTTTTACGATAGATTCATCAACAATAGTATTTGATGGTGACGAAAATCCTACCACAGTTAGTATTGAACAACAACGTCTTATAAAAGAAGGTGTGATTACACAAGCAGAACTTGATGCAGGAAAAAACGCCGTTCCGTCTACTTTTGATTCCACCGTCGTACCTGTTAATACTGGTACAATAGAAGGATCGACTACGTTGGCAACTAAAATTGATGATACATTATTATATCAGAGCCCTAGTAATGACACTGGTATAACCTACTATGTAAAAACAGTAACAAAACAACCAGGGGTTATTTTTCCGTATGATGTTGCTAGTATTGCTCCAAGAAATAATGTATCAGTACAGGAAGTATGTGATAATTTACGATTGCTTATATTAAATTGTTTCGATCTCATTAAAAAACAATATCCTGATGCATTTATAACAAATTCATTTAGGGCTAAAGGTACTAATTCAACTAGTCAACATCCTCGTGGTATGGCTTGCGATATTCAATATTCAAAAGCAAGTAAAGCAGAGTATTATACCAGAGCATTGTGGATCAGAGATAATATAGCCTTTGATCAATTTATTTTAGAATATAAAACTACCGGATCAAAACAACCTTGGCATCATATTAGTTTTAATATGGCAGGGAATAGGAGTCAAATTTTTACATTTTTAAATGATAAAAACTTCAAAGGCCCCGGTGTTCAAGGATTATATAATCTAACAAATGTTTAAGAATGCTTTCGTAGGGGTAAACTCACGTAGTGAGTTGAAACAGTGAAAGACTGTTTGGCTCGGCAGAGGCCCTACCCGCCCTAGGAAGTCTGCCACTTTACAATGTATAAAAATAAATATATACTATGATTGAAGCTTGTTTAATATTTTTATTCATAGCAGCCTTGGTTTGGTTGGATGATTATTATAATAAGCAATGATTATTGCTGTGAAGACCGAAAGGAAAGAAGCAACGTAGATGCAGGCAAGACGCGAATTCTTTTAAGACACAAGTTCAATACCGCCCTATGTAAATATAATTATATGGAGGCGGTATGTTTTTTTATGTATATCAAATAACTAATTTAATTAATGGTAAAATTTATGTGGGAAAACATAAATCTACCAAACACCCGAATGAAAATGGATATTACGGATCGGGTAAGCAAATAAATTCTGCTATTAAGAAATATGGCATTAATAATTTTAAAAAAGAAGTTTTATGCTATTGTTCTTCTTTGGAAGAAATGGCTGCTAAAGAAGCAGAAATAGTTACAGAAGATTTTGTCAAAAGAAAAGATACCTATAATATGCACAAGGGAGGGTTTGGTGGATTTGAACACATAAATCTAGATCCTAAAAAACGACTCGAAGTAAGCAATCAAGCATCAAAAAGAAATAAAGAATTAGGATTAGGTGGAACCCAACACTGGACAGACGAGAGTTGGAGAAAAGTTCGTGAAAAAAGTTGGACAGAATTAATTAGACAAGGTATATTTGATCCAAATACTTGGGATAGTATGTCGAACGAAGAGAAAGAAAAGCGTCGAAAAAATATATCAAACAAAGTCTCTGGATCCAACAATGGTTCTTATGGAACTAAAATTTATATTGACGAGAATCATAACAGAGACTTACCGCCTGCAAATATTCTAAACAAACAACGATTCAAACCAGGCGAACAACCTAAAGGATGGATTCCCGTTACTGAATGGAGAGATCGTAAAAAGAACAAAAAGGCAAATGCATATGGCAGACATTGGTATAATGATGGCCAAAAGAACTATTATTTGTATCCTACAGATGCTAAAATAATAGAACTACGTTTAGAAAAACGTAGATTAATAAATAAAAATATCATCGTATGAAAGAAAGAGAAACGAGGTTCGGACGGGGCTAGCATATGCCCCCAGGTCCACCAGAGGTAGTTTTATTGGTGAATTTGC